CCGCAATATCCATACCGAAGCATTATCTGCTTATGTAATATCTGCGTAAGTTGTTATTGTATGGAAGATTCTTATATGCAGATATATCACGTTTTAGATTATGTAGAAATAGAACAAGGAAGGAAACCATCGTTTGACCCAAATTAAAAAATTAATACAACAATATAAGCTTCAGAGATTACTAAAAAGTTTTATACCTAAACAAGCTAGACCACCAGCATTTTATACAGATGTAATAATAGTTAATAAAATATTGCTTAAGTATTGGTTAACTAAAAATAATCTGCATGCAAAGTATCACGTCAAGTCGTGGCTTAAATCTAAAAATCAAGACAAGTACAACACCAAAATCGACTGGTATTTAGAGGGAGCTGGATTTTAACGATTTGGCATATATATCACGATGTGATACAATGGTATTGAAAGGATGGTTAAATGGATTACAAAAGTTACGATGAGTTCGTTGCTAGTGGCGACTGGTACTTAGATACAGAAGCGCCCGACTACAAAGAACAATTGTTCAAAGATGTCCAAGAGCAGCAACAAGCAGAGACTCCGCAAGAAGCTGCCAAAGAACCCAAAGAAGGATGGTACGAATAACCTAATGGCTGGTTATCAAGAAGAAGTAATTAGAAAAAGCAAGAAATACCCGCAGGGTAAGTATGGTCACGACCAATTGCACAAGATGGTAGAAGTCCACTTTATGCAGATGGCGACCAAACTCAAGCTTCATGGTTTAACACATGAGTTTAAAAAAGAACTAGAGACCATGACAAGAATCTACAAGCCACTCATAGAGTGTGAATGTCAAAAATAGAAAGGGGCATTATGCCAAAAACACTAGAACACAAATTCGATAAAGTCTACACTGATAAATACCACGTCTTTACTATGAGTGGAGAGATTAAACCAGCAAAGCGTCAAAAGATTAAATGTTCTAATTGTGAGATGACAGAATCTAATTATGAGTTCACAATAAATCCAAAACGATTACATAGACTTAATTATGAGTTAGAACAATTGCTAAATATACCCGAATGGAGACAAAACAGAAATACAAGAGCGGAACTTAAAGATGTTCGCAGTCAACTTGCAGAAAGCGTTATTGCACAAGATTGTGCAGCGCAAAAGATTCATCATCAGATGTGGTTAGCAAAGGTTCAAAAAGAAAGGAAGAATAAATGACTGAAAAAGAATTGCTAGAAAGTTATGTAAACAATTTAGATAAAGCATTGGGATTAGTTCACGATACTGATGGCATATATTTTAAGACTTCATTGGTAAATCATAAACTTGATGTTATTGACAGAATATCAGAACTTATAGATTTAGTTGAAGAAGAGATAAAAGGAGAATAAATGCCTAAGTACAAAATTGTTGAAACGTTTAAAGTTAGTTTTGAGATAGAAGCTGCAAGTGAACTAGCTGCACAAAAGCTATACAGTAAACAGTTTGACAAAAACATTAAGCTAAGTCACAAAGCGTGGAAGCCTTTAGAGAAAGAAATTGAAACGGGCAAGTTCTTAGTGTATGTTGAATCAGAAAACAACATGCCAAAAGAAATATCAGAAACTGTTGCAGAAGATGATACAGCTGCTAACCTATAAAGGTATGTTAAAAAAGGATGGTAAATAATGAATCAAGTAATTATTAAATTAAAAAAACAAATCCAAGAATGTTTAGATACTGGCGACTATGTAGGCGCTAAGAATCAATTAGACAAACTTGTTAGCTTTACAGAAACAGAGGTGTTGTAATGGCTGGTGGAGACTGCGTCAAGGCAACATTCATGGAGTTCTTAGATGTTCATGGTAAAAACAAAGACCAATACAAATATGTAGTTGTGCTGCGTCAGACTTTTGGTGTTGAAAATTACGACTTCCACTGTTTGCTAAAGAAAACAAATCCAGCTGACAAAAAAGTTTATATGATTGATGCGTCTAACTCTGCAAAGATGGTTAACGATGGCGAGAAGCTAGTTATGACTTGGGATGAGTGGGTAGAACGTGACAAACCACTCTTAGACGGTAAATACACTTACTTCGAGTGGACATGGCTAGAAGTCTTAGATGTAATGCTAGACGAAGATGATGAGTCTTTTATAAAAGCAACAAGAATTGCAAAAGACCGTTGGGATTTAAAGCCAAAAGAATTTAATAAGATGTTCCCCGAATTTGAATCTTTTCAAGATTACATGCAAAACTATTTCTTACCAACACACCAGCCACAGATGATGAAGCTAATGGCAGAAGCTGATAAGTTAAACAAAAAGAAAGTGAGTTAATTTATGACTAAGTTATCAGAAGGACAATTAGACAGGAACGAAGGATTCGATGGGTTAATGACAATCTTTAGGTCACTGGATATAAATCATACTGACTGGATATTGACTGAAACAAAAAAAGAACGTGGCGGTTTTGAATTTGTTTTACCCAGCGCAGAAGGAGAGATATATCTTAACTGGGGAGATTTATACAATGTCAAAGTTACTTTTGTACAAAGCAAAAATACTTTTGATGAAACTTGTTTTGTTGGAGATGTCGAACAAATTATAAAATCTTTAGAAGAGCAGAGACTAAAAGTTGTTAGCGGGTTACGTGACATGCTTTATGAAACTTTTAAAGAACAAACATAATGTATAAACCATTACCCGAATACTTAACAATACAGCCCAGTAAGATACAAGGACTTGGGCTGTTTACTTTAGTAGATTTGGATAAAGGTAAAATGTTAGGTATTACACATGTAGAAGATGTACTAACAGGTAAGCTTATACGAACACCACTTGGTGGATTTATAAATCATGCAGACGACCCTAACTTAGAACGTTATGAAGTGCAACGTTACCATTACATACGAACTTTAAAAGACATTGCACGCGGTCAAGAACTTACATTAAAATACAGATTATATAATTTATAAGTTGCGTACATATCACAAAGTGCTACACTATTAGTATATGAAAAATAAGGATGGAGATAAAAATGACAGAATTAGAAATACCAAGAGCGCCAAGAATTAGTAGGTTTGCTAAAGGCAGAACTTATACTATTGAAGGCATAAAAGAAAACAATAAAGCGCCGCAAGAATCTTATTTACTTGCTTTAGTGGAAATGTTAAAAAAAATGGAATCTAACACAGAAGCTTATTACGCGGGTAGAGGGTGGAGTAGACCTACAGATGCTAAACGCGGAGTTTCTTTTGGCGAGAAATGGGATAAAGTTTGGGTCATGCGTAATGGCGAGAAAGCAAACATTATTTGTTTTATTGATGCTGATACAGGCGAGGTTTACAAACCAGCAGGTGTTAACAAACCATATCCTAAAGTAAGAGCAGATATATTCGAGGCAGAATCTTATGAGTATGCAGACCCGCATGGCGGATGGCTATATGCAGACTTTAATGCTAACAAAGCAAGAAATTACAGAGACATGAGTACTAAAGAATATATTGACAAAGGTCAATACGAGTTGAAAAACTAATGATAATTGAATGTCTGATAGGGATGGCGGCTTTAACACCCGCCACTCTTTCGGACTATCAAACTTGTAAATGGTATCAAGAAGCAGCAGAAGTTACTGTTGAACATCATCACGCATTTGAAGTTTACTTACCACAAGAAGAATATTTATGGGCTATTGCTACAACTTTTTGCGAATCAAGTGGCAATGCTAATGCGGTATCTGTAACTAACGCTAGAGGAATTTGGCAATACGTAAATAGAACAGAAAAATGGCTAGAAGGAATACTAAAGAAAAATTTTAACGTCTTTGACGCATATCACTCAACGTACATGACAAACTGGTTATTAGAAAATGACATCAATCCTAAACGTCATTGGTACGAATCACAACATTGCTGGGATAAGAAACTGCCTAATAAAGCATATAGTTTACATAATTAAGTCTATTATATAGCAGTAAGCACTACATCGACTGGTTCGATGTATTTTAAATAACTAACAGGAGTAGTGATAATGTCAGAAAATGAGCATACTGAACAAGTGCAAGATACCGAAGTAAATAGCGCACCTATGAGCGAAGAGCAAGTAAGTGCAGATTCATCTACAGAAGAAGTAGTCGAAGTCGATAATCTTTCTAGTGATGAACTTGATAAGCGAATACAGAGGGCTAATAAAGAAGCTGCGAAATTTAGAGTAGAGAAAAAAGAGACTGAAGAAAAGTATGATTCTTTGATTCAAAATCTTGGAAAAGCTTTAGGTTTTGTAGAAGATACAAATGCTAACAATGCAGAAGCTTTAGCAGCTGAAGTTGAGAAACTACAAGCTGAAAATAAAAATATGAAGTTAATGCAAGCATTTAACAACGTTGTAAAGACTGAAGGCGCAGATGAAGAGCTAACATGGTCTTACTTAATGGCAAAAGGTTCTATAACAGACCTTGAGATAGATGACGCAGAACTTCAAACAAAGTTAAGCGAACTTGTCAAACAAGCCGTTGAAGTTAAACCAGTACTCAAATCCGCAGATGCTTCTACTTCAGTTGCAAAAAGTGGTAGCGATATGTCAAACACGGCAACACCGCTAGATATAGAATCAAGAATTAGACAACTTGAAGCTGATAAGAACCACAAAGAAGCTAGAAGGCTGAAGAGTCAGAGGTTATACGAATTAGCCAAAGACAACAATCAGTAAAGTATTAATTTAACAAGTTGATTATTAAATCAAGAAGGAGATAGCCAAAAATGGCAGGAATTACAGGGCAAGGTCAGACATTTAACTTACCTAACTATGTAGGCGACTTATTTGAGTTGACCCCAAGTGATACTCCGTTCTTAAGCTTAATAGGTGGACTTAGTGGTGGCGAAAGCACATCCAGTCCGTCATTTCAATGGCAAGCATACGACTTGAGAGCAGCTGCTGCTGATAATGCAGCACTTGAAGGAGCTGACGCACCTACAAGCGAATCAAGAGTCCGTGCAAACTATTACAATGTATGCCAAATCATGCAAGAATCTATTGAAGTTTCTTACAGTAAGATGGCTGCTATCGGAGCTTATAGCGGAGAAAATATAGATGGAGACAATCCAGTAACTAACGAAATGGATTTTCAAGTTGAGCAAATGCTTAAGCAAATTGCAAGAGATGCTGAAAAATCATTCTTAGAAGGCGCATTTAACGACCCAACAGACAATACAACTGCAAGAAAAATGCGAGGTATTGCTAACGCGGCTGGTAATAGCCAAGACGCAGCAGATGCTGTTTTAACAGAAGATATGGTCTTAGACCTCATGCAAGATGTATGGGAAGATGGCGGTATCCAAGTTTCAGAAACTGCAACACTTATGTGTAACGCGAATGTTAAAAGACAGTTAACAAAAATATTTGTTACTGACAAAAACTATCGTGAAGAATCACGTAATGTAGCTGGTGTAAACGTCACAACAATCGAAACTGACTTCGGTAAAGTTAACGTATTGTTGAACAGACACGTGAACACACAACAGTTATACGTTGTATCTGCCGAGTTATGTGTACCAGTATTTATGAACATCCCCGATAAAGGATTCTTGTTCGTAGAACCACTTTCAAAAGATGGTGCTTCGGAGAAATTCCAAATTTACGGAGAAGTTGGATTAAAATACGGTAATCCTAACGCACACGGAAAAATCGTTAATATTGCTGCTATCTAAGTAGTATTATTTTCAATAGTTAAGACCCGTTATTATTAGCGGGTCTTTTCTTTTTATGTGTTAAAATCTGAACATGGATTTTATAGATAAAGACGGAGTTCTACATATTGGTTTTGATGAAGTTAAAGCTGAAAAGTTTGGCTGGAAACCAGTTGGAGATAAAACCGATAAAGTAAAAATAAAAGAAGAAGTCACAATTAAATCAGAAGAGGAATAAATTATGAGCTGGTACATGTTAAATGGAGAAGCGATATTCTTTGAAGATGACGTTAAGATACCTAAATCTGTCAGAAAAAAAATAGAAGCAATAGAACCACCCGATGCAGCTGGTGGAGCGTGGAAAACAAAAACAGGTAAAAGAAGAGCTGCACCACAAAAATTACAAACATTGGAAGAAGAATAAATGGTAAATAAAGTATTTTTAAGACCAAGTTACTGCACAGTAGATGAATACGAAACAATAACAGGAGCTAATGCTAGTCAAGAATCTGTTACATTAGGTAAGCTACAGTTAGCTTCAGATATAATAGATTTTCATATAAATGTTGCATTTCAAATTGATAGTACTGGTAACCCTACAAATCAAGATGTACATGACGTGTTAAAAAGTGCAACTGCATATCAAATGGAATATATGGTAGAACTTGGTGTAGATGATTTTGATAAATTAGAATTAAAAGGACAAGTTAAATTAGGTTCACTAGAAATAGAAAAATATCCCGAACACTTAGCACCTAGAGCAAAAAGACTCATGGTTAATCACGGGTTCTTTGCTTACCGAGCAGCTGTATTTTACAACTATGATGACAGTTTACCTAAAGCAATTACTGATGACCAAGTCCACGAATAATGGTAAGTTATCACAATCTAATAGCGCCTTTACTATCAATGAAGGTCACAAGATACTCTAAACAAGGTTCATCTGCTTATGGAGAAGTATTTGACACATCACAGGATGAGTTTAAATGTCGTATAGAACCATCTAAAAGACGAATCTCTACAGATACAGGAGACGAACGAATTACAAGTGCAAGATTATTTTGTAAAGGCACACAAGATATAAACGTAGGAGACAGAATAGTTTGGGATGAAGGAGACGAAGGTTCGTTAACCTATTATGTTTTAGCGGTAGATACAATTATGGGCATGAGACATATCTCACACAAAGAAGTTGACTTAGGATTAAATGCAAATGGCTAAATATTACAACGTACAATGGTTCGGAGATGATGTTAAAAAGAAAGTTATGACAGCTAATGAAAAAGCAATAACTTTAGGTTTAGAGTTTGTAAAACAAGAATCAGTCAAAGTAGCACCTAAAGATACTGGCATGATGGAGAAGTCCGCACAAGTAACAATCGCAAAAGATAAAAAAACAGGTTATGTATCTTATGACACGCCTTATGCAATTAGACAGCACGAAGAACTAGGATATAGACACGCAGAAGGACGTATTGCTAAATACTTAGAATTACCGTTACAACAAAATGCAGATAAAGCTTTAGAGATAATGCGTAAAGTTTTAAGAAGGGAAATAACATGATAGCTTCAGAACTAGCCGAATGGATAGGAGACAATATAACAAGTTGTACTTTTGACACAACAGGTGTTAGTGGTAACGTCTTTATTTCTGTAATGCCCGATTCTCCCGATACAGTTGTTATGGTTTCTGAATATGGTGGTATAGCAGATGACAAAAATCCATTTAGTGACATCAATGTACAATGCAGGGTCAGAGGTACAAGAGACCCAAGAGTAAGTTACAACATAGCTAAAGAAATTTTTGATGAATTAATAGGACTTACAAATACTACGCTAATATCTAGTGGTAGTCATGTTATTAAAGTTGTTGCGCAAAACACACCTATAGACATAGGACGTGATGACAACAACCGACATGAATGGACAGTCAATTTTCAAATTGAAGTGTCTGACGTAGGAAGTAACAGAAGTTACAGTTAAAAAGGAGAAAGATTAAATGGCAAATGCAAAAGTAGCAGCAAAAACTGCATCGTGGGAAGTGTCCACAGACGGTGGTTCAACATTTACAACAGTAAATGGTATTACCGACTTTTCAATGTCTAACAGTCCAACTGATGCTGATATAACTGACTTCGGTAGTGGTACTGCCACAGAGCATAAAGTAATTAGAAGAGCTATTGAGTTTTCACTCAACGGCTTTTGGCTAGAAGATGACTCCACAGGAGTTATTGACGCAGGTCAAGAAGCACTTTATGACAATGGTAAAGCAGATGCAGCTATTGATTTCAAGTTGACTACCAATGGTGGTTCAATTATTGCTTTTAGTGGAACATGTGTATTTACACTTGCTGGCGATGTCAACAATGTAATGACATGGAGTTCTACAATTAGAGCAACAGGCGCAGTTACTTATACTGACGCATCGTAAAAGGAGTTAAATTATGAGTGGCGAATTTACAGACTTTGATGCTGCGTGGGCAGAACAACAAGACGAACCTATTAAGTACAAGATATTTAGTAAGACGTATGATATTCCGCCCACAGTATCGGCTGCCTTTATGTTAGAGGTTACAAAAATAACTGCTGACAAGGGCGTAGACGAAGATATAACAGCAGCTGACATAGGTCGGCTGTTAATAGCTATATTTGGTAAAACAACTATAGATGACTGGCTAGATAAGGGTATGACGTTACCCCAACTAAATGACGTTTTGCAAGATGTATTAAAAAGATACGGTCTTTTGGGCGGAGTTGATGCTGACCCAAAAGTAGTGAAACCACAGCAGAAAAAGAAGTCCGAAAAAGACAGCTAACTAAATTTTTTAGTAACTGGAACTTAATCGAAGCAGACTTTCAAAGAGAGTACAACATCGACTTAGTGGACAAACTAAATGCTGGGATGTCATGGCGCAGGTTCATTTTGTTATATACTTGCTTAAGCAGCGGAAGCGTAACAGTAGAATTGCATAGATATGAGCAACAGAAAGTACATAGTGGACAATCAGAGATTAACACAGATAAACAACTTGATATGTTCCTTAGACAACAGTTTAAGGAGTAGTTCCTAATGGCGTTAACAGTTGGAGAACTTAACGCAATACTTACCGTTGACGATAAAAACTTTGGTTCTGCATTAAGAGAAGCTAAAAAGACCCTAGAAAAAGCTGCATCATCTGCTGATGAATTTGGCGATGAAACAAAACAAGCTTTTGATAAAGGTACTAAAGCAGCTGATAGATTTGAAAAAGAAGTAGACAAAGGTCGAAAACAAATAAAAAAAGCTACCACACCTATGGAGAGTTTCGGTAAAAAAATAGGTACAGCTTTTAAAGTCGGAGCAGTTATTGCAGTAGGTAAAGCAATGGCTGACTTAACAATGGAGATGGCTAACTTAGCCCTAGAAGCGGAAGAGTCCGCAGCTGCGTTCGAGATTACTTTTGGCGGAGCAACACAAGAAGTAACACGTTATGTAAATCAGATGGCACATGCTTTTGGTATGACAAGAGCAGAGATGCAACAACAAATGGCTGTTACTGGTTCTATTATTCAAGGTTTAGGATTTACGTCCGATGCCGCAGCAGAAATGTCAACAGAGATTTTAAATCTTTCGGGAGACCTCGCAGCTTTTATGAACATTCAAGAAGGAGCAGTAATTCCCGCCCAAGCCATTACCAAAGCATTAACAGGAGAGCGTGAGATGCTTAAATCAATGGGTATCGTGCTAAGACAAGTAGAAATTGAACAAGCAGCAATGAACATGACGGGAAAACAGGCGGTAAAAGAATTAACTGACCAAGAAAAAGCTGCCGCATCTTTAATGCTTATAGAAGAAAAAATGGGTCACATAAAAGGTCAGTTATCAAGAGAGATGGCTGGAGCTGCAAACCAAATGAGAAGTTTAAAGGCAGAGTTTAAGGAAGCCAAGACAGAAGTTGGTCAAGCTTTACTACCAGCATTCGCAGAATTTATACCAGTAGTAAGAGCATTAATACCTTCATTTAAAGAAGTTGCTGGTTCAGTTGCTGGATTAGTTGAGACATTTGTAAGGTCTTTAGCACCTATTTTAGAAACTGTAACAGGATTAATTAGTGCTTTAATGCCAATCATAGATGTTTTAGTTGCTATATTAGGCGCACAGCTTAAAGTAGCATTTGAAGCAATATCTGCCATTTTAAACAACACCCTTGTACCAGTACTTGAAGTATTAGCTTTTGTTATAACTAAAGTTGCAAACGGTTTTGGTGTAATGACAGGCGCACAAGAAGCCGAGTTGCGTTCTGCGGAAGATTTAGAAGGCGTAATCTTTAGATTAAACGAAGCTATAGCAGCTGGAATACCTAAACAAGATGCTTACAATGCAGCTTTAGCTGATGCAGCAGCAATAGGTATAGATGCAGCAGAAGCACAAGACGCAGCAACAGACGCTGTTTATGGATTTAGCGCTTCTAAGCAAGAAGAACTATCTGCCTTAATAGCATCAAAAAATGCTTTAAAAGATAATATTTCTGCTGGCAACTCCGCAGCATACAATTCATATTTACAGGCTGACGCTATAGGAGAACTTAATACTGAAATAGAACAACTTGAACAAGAGCTTATTGCCAACCAGTATGCACAATACGCATGGGCAAGACAACAAGGCGAATCTACTGACGGAGCTGGAGAATTTGGAGATGCACTAGACGAAGAATCAGATGCTATACAAGCCAACACAATCAAGGTTAATGAAAACACACAATCAAAACTAAACAACTTAAGTATACAAAACGAAGCTGTAGCTGCACTAATGCAACTTGTTACAGCAGTTACTAACGCTAATGATATTGTTAAAAGACAACAAGTAGAAGAAGATAAACTTAATAAGTTGTATAGAGAACGTGCAAAAATTATGGAAATCATAAATGCAGAACAAGGTATTGGAGAGCAACAAACAGATGTAGAGTTAGCACAAATTTCTAAGCTACAAAAACAAGAAGAGATGTTACTTGACCAACAAAAAAAAGGTAAGGATTTAAAACTCGAAATAGCAGTAGCAGAATTAGATGTTGCAGATGCAATAGCAACAAAAGCAGAAAAAGGCGATAAAGCTTCTGCTAGAGAAGATTTACAAATTAAACAAGCAGAGTTGCGTTTATTACAATTAAAAGACCAACAAGCAAACTCTAAAGATGTAACTATAGAACTAGCTTCTGTACAACAGAACTTAGCACAAGCTGTAGAAAATTCTACAAAAGCTACACAAGCATATATCTCTGCTGAAAAAGCAAGAGAGAAAATTGACGCAGCAATATCTAAACAAAAAACTGCTTTTGAGGAAGCAGCAATAGATACAACAGAAGAGCAGCTAGAACTAGCAAGTGCAAGATTAGCAGTACAGTCTGCAATGGCATTTGCAAACGATAGGGGAGTGTCATCAGAAGCAAGAGCTGCCTTAGCAGAAACACTCGGCATGTCAGATGCTGGTGTTAGTCAAATATTTAAAGACTTAGGTATTACAGATTCCTTTATGCAAGCACAAATAGATATGCAAAAGTTTAGACAGTTTGAAAGAAACAATACTGGCGGCAATAATAACAATGGCAATGACGAAAGCAGCGGGGCTGGGGATAGACCTACACCGCCAGCCAAAATAGAAAGTATTATTAGCGGTACAAGTGGAGCAACTGCTGCAAGTGCGAGAGTTACAACATCTAATGGTTTAAACTTATCAGCAATAGAAAATGTTGCTTTATCACAAGCTGCAAAAAGCGTGTTACCGATGTTAGATAGTTTTGACCAAAGTGCTTTAAGAAGTTCTGCTGTAAATCAATTTACAGCTACACCAGTAGTAAATGTAACTATCGACCCAACTTTAGATGCAGAAGCTAAAATTGACAAACAATTAGCTGACATAAATAACAGACTACAAACTGGTAATAGATTTAGAGTACTGTAGTGAGCTTTCAAGTTGCAATAAATGGTGTCAATTACGATGCTTTAGAAAACAGAGTTACTATAGATGACAATGCAGAGCGTAGGTCAAGTGCAATAATACATATATTTGATGATAAAGATGGCGGTAGCTTTTTTACCTTTGAACCATTTCAATCTGTAGAAATAACTGACACTAATAACAATGTTGCATTTAAAGGCGTAATTATAAAACCAGTTGCACAGCTACTAAGTCACGACCAAAGAATTTGGAAACTACAATGTGCTGACAATCATTTCTTTATCGATAAAAGAATAGTTGCGCGTGGTTACACAAACCAAGTAGCTGGAGATATTGTAAAAGATTTAATAACCAATGTATTTAGTAGCGAAGGTATAACAGCAGGTAATATCGATGACCTAGCAGTAGTAGATAAAATGGTATTTAACTACGTTACTGGAGATAGAGCCTTAAGAACACTATCTGAATACACAAACGCAGTTTGGTATGTTGATGAAAATAAAGCACTTAATTTTTTTGAACGTACTTCTAATGATGCACCATTCCCGATTAGAGACGGAGATGTACTTACAAAACCTATGCCGTATTTTGACAAAGCAAACTTTAAATATCGTAATAGTCAATTTATAACAAACATTAAAAACGTGACAGACACACAAGAAGAGTTTTTTGTTGGAGATGGTACTAGGCAGACATTTAATGTTGGTTATCCATTTAACGAAATACCAACTGTTGAATTAAATACAGGAAGTGGGTATGTAACACAAACAGTAGGAATACGTGGTACAGATACAAGCCAACAATTTTATGTTGCTTTAGGTTCAACAGAGTTAGTCCAAGAATTTAATGACGCAGCTATTGGTACAGGAGATAGTATAAGAGTTACTTATAAAGGACAATATCAATTAGTTGCTTTAGCTAGAGATGATGCAGAAGTAGATAGAGTACAAACACTCGAAGGTGGTGGCACAACAGGATTTGTTGACGCTGCAACTACACAATCGGGTATTGCTGGCACGGATGCTGGTATAGATGTAGCTGCAAGTTATTTAGATAGATTTGCACAGACAAGTACATTACTTAGTTTTACTACTACTAAAAATACACCAACAAGATTAAGGGCTGGACAAGTTTTAGATTTTGAACTAGCAAACCAAGATATAAGTGGTATATTTCTTATTGACCAAATTCGTATTAGATTTAGACAAGGTGTAACTTTTTATGATGTTAAATGCGTAGCTTCCCCGCCCGAATATACTTTTGAATCATTTATTCGCGACATAGACGATAAGATAAGCGATGCTTTTATTGAAATATCAGAAAACATTGACACAGAAGAAGTTTTAGTCGTTAGAGCAGATGGTGGCACAGAATCTAGTACAATAACAGAATTAGAAGTTGAAACTGTATTGGCATGTCCGTTACCTAGCAGTTCAACATTTACAGATGGGAGCTTACTTGTATGTTAAATTGGGAAGGTAAATTAAATATTAAAGCTTTTGATAAGCACGGTAATTTACTTGACGAAAGTAATTTTAAAAATCTAATTACTTCTGCTGGTAAGAATTTACTAGCTGAAGCTTTAAGAGAACAAAACACAGATGTTGAAATAAAGTTTGTTGCTATAGGTTCTGATAATACAGCGCCTAACACAGCAGACACAACACTAGGTACTGAAACTTTTAGAAAAGCTGTTACTTCACAAGTAGCAGGTGGTACAGGAGTTACTGTAACCAACCTTTATGTAGCGCCCGAAGAAGCCGTAGGTACAATAGAAGAAATTGGTTTTTTTTGCGGTAGTGCTGCAACTGCTACTACAGATACGGGTGTATTATTCGCAAGAGTTTTATACAGTCGTACAAAAACTGCGGTAGAATCCATACAGATAGAAAGGACAGATACTATTGGCTAATGTAGGCGGATATTACACACAGCAAACATGGGTAGCTGGTGTTACTCCATTAAGTGAAGCTGCTTTAAATAATATTGACGCAGGAATTGAAGGCGTACAAAAACAAGGTGTTATCAAAAATGGTACTAATATAGCAGAGGATAAGACTTTATCTGCGGGAGAGAACTATATGCTTATAGCGCCAATAACTGTAGATGACACAAAGACTTTGACGATACAAGGAAGATTAAAAATTTTATGAGTGAAATAAGCGTAGATACATTAAGCGGTTCGACAGGCACTACGGTAACTGTAAAAACTGGACATACTTTAACATTAGTCGCAAACATGGATGCAGGTACTGCCAAGATTACAAACTTGGGAGACCCAACCTCTGCACAAGATGCTGCTACTAAAACTTATGTCGACACACAACTTTTAACACTAGACACACTAGGAGAACTTACAGATGTCACAATTACATCAGTCGCAGATAATGAAGTATTAGCTTACGACACATCTAGTGGAGAGTGGATAAATCAAACAGCATCAGAAGCTGGATTAGCAACAAGTGGTAACTTAACTACACACACATCTGATACTGCAAACCCGCATGGTGTTACTGCTGCACAAGCAGGAGCGACAACAACATCTAACAAAATAACTGACTTTACAGCACCTACAAGTGATTTAGATATGAACAGTAATAAAATTACTAGCGTATCTGACCCAACACTTGCACAAGACGCAGCAACAAAAGCTTACGTTGACGCACAAGTAGACACAGCTGATGATTTAGGAGAACTAAGCGGTACTTCAGATGACGTAACAGAAGGTACAACTAATCTTTATTTCACAAACGAAAGAGTAGATGACAGATTTAATAGTTTATTTTCTGCTGGTACTGGTATAACAGGTACTTATGATGACGCAAATAATACATACGTAATAAACTTAGACGCATTAACAGTATCTGAATTTGATGCAGCTGCAATAGTTACAGAAGCAGAAGGTCTTAATAGTTCTGATTCTGATGCAAGCTTACCAACAACAGCAGCTGTAAAAGATTATGTTGATACAGAAGTAACTAACGCAGTTACTGGTGGTTCAACATTAAGTGCTGCAACATTAAATAAAGATGACAACACAGTCATTACTGAATATCAAGTTACTGTAGCAGATGACGGTTCGGGTACACAAAATGTATTTTTCTATGATGGTGTTAAAGAGCAAAGTTTAAATTTACAAGCTGGAGAAACAGTAAGATTTATTTTATCTGATTCGTCAAATACGGGTCATCCATTTGAGTTATCTACAACTAAAGATGGTAGCCATGACAGCGGAAGTGCTTACACAACAGGAAAAGCAACAAACGGTACACAAGGTAGCGCAGGCGCATATATTGAATATGTAATAGATGCTGCTAGTGCAGATACACTTTACCCTTATTGCACATCACATGCAGGTATGGGTGGAGATGCAGTATTTGTGAGTGGTGGATATGTTAACAATGACTCAACAAGTACGTTAACAAATAAAGCAATTAATGGTAGTAACAATACACTAACTAACATCCCAGCAAGTCAAGTTTTAATAAATGCTGCGACAGATGGAACAGGCATAACAGTTGATGCTGCTGCCGACATGTTGCTTCTTTACGATGCAGACACAGGTAATATAGTAAGAGTTCTTTCAAGTCAAGTTGGTGGTAGCGGTGGCGGAGCTAGTTTAAGTAGTGCAAGCGGCTTCTTTATGGCTAACGGATAGTAAGAAAAAATAGGAGATATAAATGGCAAGCGGATTATTAGCTAGAAGAGATGGAGATGATTCAGACGGTACAGTATATACTGCACCAGCTGGCACACTTAGTGTTGTAAACTTAAACGTTTCAAACACAACTACTTCTGCTGACGAAGTTGTTGTTTTTGTTGCACCGACAGGAGCTACATTAGGTACAGAACATAAAATAGACGTATTAAGTCTTGGAGCAAAATCTGTACTAGAAAGAACTAACATTGTTTTAGATGCAGGTTCTTTTATAGCAGTTAACAGTACTGCTGGAACTGTAGCTAATGTATGGGGTATTGAAGAAACAATATAAAAGTAGGTTTTAAATGGGTAGATATAATGAAGAAAGTGCTGTAAAAATTAAATCTATACAGCGTATTAACGCTAGTCATGGACGGACAAACAATACTTATACAGCAACTATAAGTTCTATTGATACATCTAAATCATTTCTTGTTAGTAACCAGCAAGGCTATCAAACTTATAGTGTACATAGATACACACATGGTGGAAACGCTTATCAAAATAACTATGGACAAGTAAACGGTGGTACAACAACTGGCGGAGCTAGAATTATAAATTCAACACAAATACAATATGGAGCTTATCAATCGGGTACACGTGATACCCAAGAAAACTCATATCATTGTATGCAGGTAATAGAGTACGAGTAATGGGAAGAAATAATCCAGCTGGGGCATCCACAATAAAAAGAATACAAAGAGGTTATCATCAATTACCTAGTAGCGGTTCTCATGGTCAGTTACAAACTGAAACTATTTCTATTAGTGCAGTTGACCAAACAAAAAGTTTTATTTACGCGAGTAGAAGTACAGCAAATGCTTTTGGATATGGTCAATGGCAAAACACATTATTTTCAGAAACTTTTGTACAACACCCAAAAGTGTACTTTAGTGCAGATGATGAAATTACAGTTGCAGTACAAAAGTATAACTTTAGTAGTGGATATAAAAGAGCCTATGTCGGCTGGCAAGTGATAGAGTACGTATAATGGGTAGAAACTTAAAAGCAGGTAGTGTAGTTAAAAGTGTACAAAGGATTACTACAGGAACACGTGGTAGTACTAACACTATTAGCGCAGTCGATGTTAGTAAAACAGTCTTGTGGCAAAATTGTCGTACTGGTTCAAGTGACTGGCAAAACGAATCGGGAGCTTGTCATTTAACAGATAGTACAACTGTTACTACTTATGGTAATGGGTCTTATGGTACTGGTAATGGTACACAATATATTGATATAGTGGAGTATGTATAATGCCTAGAAAAATTTTTGATTCAACTGGTAGTAGTTTACCAGCAGCCATAAAATCAATTCAAAGAGTAAATACACACACTAATGGTGTAACAACAATAAGCGCAGTAGATTTAGACAAGACTATTGTAACAACAACACCTTATGGTGGTGTAGGTAAAGTACCCGTTTATTTAAGTAGTACGACAACGCTTCAAAGATATCAGCAAGGTGGCGGTACATCAGGAATTGGTGTAGACTCAAGAGTAGAAATAATAGAATACAAGTAGGAGCTAAAAATGAGTGTATTTTTTGCAGTAGTTAATGAACAAAATGTAGTTGTAACTACAAAAGAAGTTGCATCGGATGTAATGAATGTAGATAGTGACGGCAACAATATTTTATTTAGTGCCATGACTGACCATATTGCAATAACTGATTTTACAATTTGCGAACCTTCAGACAAATATGACGTTGATAACGAAGTATGGTTAAAAGCTGGTCTTGACAGTCAAGGCGGTAGAAGATGGTATGCCGAAGATACAGGCTTACTAATGCAAAACGTTTATGATGGTACAGGCGCAGCAACAGGCGCAGAAGAAGTTACTTAACAAGTTCTTTTAATTTATTTAACACACCTAGATTATCTAAATTATATTTAAACATTTCAATATCATAAAAATAACTAGGTCTACTAGCTAATTTATATGGATATTCAATTTGTATTAATTTTTCTTTTAAGTAATCAGATGCAAAATTAGAAAAATAATTAATTGCATTTTGTTCTGCCATAGACCAAAAAGGTGTATCGTATACGCTTCCACTAAGATAGTGTATAAGTATCATTTCAATACTTTCTTTTATATAAGATAAATAATCATTCGTAGGATAATGTGGCGTAATACCTTCTATGTATTCATAAGCAAAAGCATTTAACCTTAGAATGCCCGATAACGATGTAGCTTCAAATGGTTCTATAAAAAAAGCAGAATTACCACTATAAAAAGTATTGTTGGTTTTAGTATTGTTTCTATAGTAATTTTTAAAATTTAAAGTT